AATTGCTATAGATGTCTTAAAAGCTTTAGCCACGACCTCAACCGTCCTATTGTATTATAGCAGATTTCCCTCAAGAAATCCATCTATTATTTTTAACCAATCACCACGGCCCTATAGTCCGTACCCGTAGCGGGTGCCGTACTAAAGGTTATAGTAACCGTACTCGTTGTAGCATGTGCAATATCAACCTCAACTTCGGCATATGGAGCAGCTGACTGATACACAGTCACATCCACATCCCTAGTTCCAAGACTATGTGTCACCGTAAAGGCAGCAGCAGAATCGTCACCAGTTAAAGTTGCAACACCCCTTGTAAGAAAACTCAAAGCGGTCTTCGCTGTTGCTGCAGAAGTGTAACCACCACCATTCCCAATGGGAAGAGTGCCAGTTACGGCCCCTGTAGATAAATCAATAGTATCCCGACTCAGCACACCGGAAGTAAGGGTAAGACCATCACCGCCAATATCACTAGCAATCGTAAGACCAGAAGCGCTTGTTGTGAGTCCTGGGTTGCTATCAAGGTTAACAGAAATCGCATTACCAGTCTTTGTAATACCATTACCAGCAGTGATGCCGGAAGCGGAAGCAAAGTGAGTCCACACAATTGATGTAGAACCCAATGTAATCGGATCATTTGTCGTGATTACATACTGATGATCACCATTTACTGTACCTTCATTAACCCAAACAAAAGCGCCACCAATTGCTTCACTGGAAGCATCCATGTCGGTTGACCGACTGGCCGCTCCTGAAGCAACTGCGACATATACACCATTCTCTGAAGCAGTAGTCTGATTCTTTAAGAGAACACGATCACCGGTAGCCAGAGTAACACCATCAACAGTATCGCCATTTTCAAGTGCAGTAGCAATCGCAACATTCGCAGTGCTCGCCACCCTGACAGGATCTTTAACATTCAGCCCCTGCTTGGTAGCATCGACATAAGCTTTGGTTGCAGCATCAGTATCAGCAGTTGGCGTACCAACACTTGCAATTCGCTGAGAGTTAGCAGAAACGGTATTAGTTGGTGCCGCCATCTCATCCAAACGGTTAGTCTGAACCTGAGTATCGAAGTCAGAAACTGTACTCGCAGTCTGTGTTCCAGTATGATTAGCTCTTGCTAGATGATATGACCCTTCTTGACCATCAAGAGTGTCTGCATCGAGACCAGTACCTGTGCCGTCTACTGTCAGGAGGGAAGCCAGTAGTTCAGCAGCGGTTTGGTCTGCGGTAGAACCGGCCTCGATACCGAGGATGGTCCTAACTTCTGCTGGCGTCTTGGGTTGTGGAGTATTATCGCTTGTTGCATACAAGAAACTTGTAGCATCAAAATCTGTCTCCATGACCGCACCAGCGGAATTGACGTTGGTCGCATCTGTAACATCTGCTGCAGCTTCGATAGCATCTAGCTTCGATTCATCAGCCGCAGTAAATCTGTTGACAATCTCCCATGCTGAATTCGCCCGCAAGTAAAGCTTGTCATCGTCAGTATCGTAATAGATCTGACCGTCACTTGGAGACGAGGGTGCAGTACTTAAATTCTGCACTACAGCATTTCTTAATTCATTCTTATTAAGGTCAATATATGACTCTATGTCAATAGGGACCAAAAACTTTTTAGCCATTGTATTTCCTCCTAGACTATAATTGCCTTACCGGCAAAAGCATTATCAAACGTCGCTACTATTTGATTAACTGAATTATGTTTAATGTCTCCAATAACATGATTTCCAGAAGAATCAATAATATCTATTGATGGATATCGACCTTGATTGTGATTTATTGTCCACGTTGCACTTGCTGAACTCTGATCATGCACCACAGTAGTAGCAGAACCGGAAGCGCCAGTGGGACCGGCAGCGCCAGCAGGTCCTTGCGGACCAGTAGCGACACCAGTCAAAACTATAGTTGGCGTAGCCTCTACAGTTAAAGTATTTAAGGCATCTGTTTCAACAACCTCTGTCATTATCTAGTGACCTCCGGTGTAATACTTACATTACCTTGCACTAACCTTGTAACCGCTCCGGCTGAAGTTATGATTTCTAAATCATAAACGCCAGTATCAGGAGCAGTTAAAGCAGTAGTTACAGATGATGCAATAGTAACTACAATCTCACCATTAGATGCTAGAGTTATATCACCAGCACCGCTAGTCAAATCAACCAAAGCAGAAGTAGCAGCATAACTGTTACGAATTTGCATTCTTCCAGTATGAGTACTTAAATTGACGGCAACACCGCCAGCCGTGTAGGTGAACGTTCTTGAAAACGTTTCACCCTGATTTACGATCAGATTATAACTAAATGCCATGTACTGATTATACCACCGTAGTAATTTTTTTACCAACGACTAATCAAGCGCTATATCAAGATCATTTGCTTGAATAGTAAAGGTATCTCCCGAGGCAGCGACAACGCTAGACGAAAGAGCACCATGAATTAATAGATTACCACCAGTATCAGCATCAAAAATTCCAATATGAGTTACCGTAGCAACCGGCATACTCGTAAACGAAATGCTGGAGGAATTAGATACCGTCCCACTCGCCGCTGCACCAAAGGTTGCGGCCTGTCTAGTGACAGCCACTTCAGTACCTCCAGAACCAGTATCAGTTGGACTACCCACATACAACGCCAAATACACCGTTGTGACCGGTGTATAGGACGCATTCCTCAATGTATGATCAAGGAGTTTATTTTCTAAATAATTAGACAACCCCGACATGTTTTCCTACCGCCTACTCGCCGTAGTGTTCTTTAACCTGTGCTTGGGTAGCCGTTTCAAATTGGGTCGTTGCTAGAAGCCGTTTCGCTGTCTCAGCATCTACCAACTGGTAGGGGTGCGCCCTAGTGAAATCGACCTCTCCAACAGAGTAACCATATCCATGACGCAAAAATAGCATCTGGTCACCCGACGGTGCTGCTGCTGCCTTTTTGGGCGCAGCCTTCGCAACGGGAGGGGTTTCGACTTCGGCATTCTTCAAATCTTCAGTTGTAACTACATCTTTTTTATCAGCCATAATGAATATCTTACCACACATCATCATCTAATGCAATAACAGAACACCCCCGAGAGGCATCGAAGCGACCCGGGGGTGTCCTAGTGGTGGTTTATGATCTAAACCATATATTGTATCCGCAAGCTTAATTATGCCCTGATTTTAACATCCTGACTGATTACATAAGCTTCAGCGTTCTCGATGTTCTGAGCAACCCTGTTGAACTGCGTATACTCAATTGTGTCCTTCTTCGGCTTGAACTCACGGTAAACCGTGATCTCACGCTGAATACCAACAATATGATTGTTGGGGAAGGTCAAAATGATGTACCCGTGATTTCCACTGGGGCTAGCATACGTTCCAGCGACGTCCTCTGGCATGAGGGGAACCTCAACCAAAGGAATACCGAATGGAGCAAGCCCCGTTGAACCGGGACCTCCGTTAGGACCACCCGGATTGCTGTAAAGCCTATCACCCATAGTAGAACCGGGCGAAGGCGCACCAGCAGTAGCCTCAGTTGCAGAATTTGGATTCTGCAATGTGTAAATAGTGTCCTGAACAATGCCAGGCCCACTAAAGTACCGCAACTCGTTACGACGCTGCAAGTACTTGTTCGGCATCTTACGCAAAACTGCGTCAAAAGACGCACGACTCACATTGGATCCAAGCCCGTCGTGAGTAACACCACTTGCCTTACCCAGCTTAACAAAGCCGTCCTGAGCTTTAAGTAGCCCATTGGCGCTTGTGGTATCACCATTAATCAGAAGATCATCCATATCGTTCGACGTCTGACGCGCCATAACCTGAGCGATATGATCCTCCAAGGAGTCACCAGCAATGTTGTCCTCAAGGGACTCAGTGCTGACCTCCCAATCCAAACGGAGCTTAACTGTCGTTAAAGCGACCTTAGTAAAGGTCACGGCAGAATTAGCACCCGTATCGGAAGCCTCAGTTGCTTTTGCGAGCAACCGTGTTCCAACTGACAACTTATCGATTTCCATAGAAGGATTGCTCATACGAACAACCCTAGACTGCTGCATAAGAACAGACTGATCGATAACGAAGTCAAGAAAACGGTTGGCCTGAGCGGGCTTTAAAATACCGCCAGAAGCCGCACTAACAACAGAGGTAGTAACCTCATTTGCTTTTTGAAGTAATTCTTCGTTAGCCATTTATAATTTCCTCCTAAGACTCGTATCCAAGAGACTTAATCAAATCCTGAGGAAGGAACAGGTTGCCCCAGAATGACTCTGGTGCCTTGTCTTCAACCGCCTTGGCGATTACTTCCTCTTCATCATCTGTCTCATCAACACTCTTTTTAATTGCACCAGCATTCTCAACGGTTTCAACACGAGTGTTGATCACATCAAGACTATCGGTGACTGATTTTGTGGACTCATCAACCTTAGCTGTGAGTTCGTCCTGCTTCTCAGTCATTGCATTAATGGCAGAGGCCAATTTCTCTTCAATCAAAGTTTCTACCTTTGTGGCAGAAGCCTCGGAATGAGAAGCTAGCTTTTCATCAATGACAGTTCCTAGAGCTGCAGTGAGTTCATCGATATTCATATCAATATCATCTCCTTCATTGATTTCATCTGCCATAAGTTTAATCTCTTCCACTTCAGCAGTATTTTTTTCTACAGCGTCTTCATCAGAATCAACAACAACATCCGATTCCGCATTAGCGGGATCAGACATCCATGTCAAGAACCTCTGAAGAAGCGAGATCTTTTCTTCCAACTCAGCGCCCTCAAATACCCCGTCAATTGGCGGGGTTTCATCAGACGTAGTTAGAACGTCCGTATCTTCCATGTAAGTAACCATATCAGAATAATTCTTATCATGCAAGTCTTTCACGACATTACAGTGGCATCCACCACAATCACATGTGGATCCAGAACATTCAGTTTTTTCAATTACATCATCTTTAATACAGACAATTGTATCACCAATTTTATTACATTCAATTTCATCAATTGCGAGAGCGTAAGACAAGCCCTCATCGTCAGACTTAATCAACGTGATGTTAGCAACTGGGTTTGCTGGATTATCCACCAAACTCAACTCACCAAGCTCATACTTGGTAACTACACTAACAGGCTGACCACGAAACTTTCTTGTCTCGTCGTCCTTGCGTTCGAGAATTCGACCACCGATAGAGAAAGCACCAAGGGTGCCATCCAAAACCTTCTGCCAAGTATCCTCTGCGCCCTTCGAGATATAAGCAGAAACTTCCACACCTTGATAGATGTGTCCATTGTCGTTAATCTCAACGGGACGATGACCTACAGACTTACCTACAGCCAGAGGCTGGTGCATCTCGCGTATGTTCCCCTGCCAATTTTTAAATGCTGTCATAGACGCGCCGAAATCAACGACGTCTCCTGACTTATCTACATTATCAGCAGTGGCTACACCAACCACAACCCTCTCTTCATTTTTAACCGAAGAGATAGGAAAGATTAGTTGTAAATTTTCGCCATGC